GCGTCCGGCCAGAACCAAGCCGACTTCGGCCAGCCGGGCAACGAGAAGTCCGGCGTGGCGATCCAGCAGCGCCAGCGCCAGGGCGACAACGCGACCTACCACTACCTCGACCACCAAGCGATGATGGTCCGGTTCGCCGGGAAGCAGCTCATCGACCTGATCCCGAAGGTGTATGACACACCCCGGATCGCCAAGATGCGCGACGACGCGGGCAAGGAGACGGAGGTCCGCATTGACCCCGACGCGCCCGAGCCGCTGCAAAAGGAGAAAGTGGAGGGCGACAACGAGGTGGCCATCCTGAATCCCAACATCGGGACCTATGACGTGGTGTCCGACGTGGGCCCGGCCTACGCGACCCGCCGTCAGGAAGCCTTCGCGGCCTGGACCCAAATCCTGTCGCAGAACAAGGAACTCATCAACGTCATCGGGGACATCGCGCTCCGGTTCAGCGACTTCCCCGGCGGCCTGGAGGCTGCGGAGCGTCTGCGTCGGCTCGTGCCCGCCCAGGCGTTGCAGGATGGGCCCCCGCCGGACGTGGTGGCGCTCCAAGGGCAGCTTCAGCAGATGGATGCCATCATCAAGGCGCTGGAAGCCAAGGTGGCCGACAAGATGGCCGATCACCTCAACGATCAGGAGCGCAACGCCATCGAGGCGTACAAGGCGCAGAGCGGGCGACTGTCGGCCCTCACGCCCGAGGCGCTTGGCATGGCGCCCGAAGAGTTCTTGGTGCTGGTCAAGGAGGCCATTTCCGAGGCCATACAGACGTCAGGAGCCGCCTTGGCCCCCGCCATTGATACCCAGCCCTACATTCCCCCAGAAGCCGCTGCGCCGCCTATGCAGCCGCCTCCTGGGGCTCCGATGATGGAAGGTGCGCCGCCTGAGATGGCGCCACCTCCCGAGATGGCCCCGCTAGGCGCTTAGACTGTCGCGATAGGCGTTGGGGGAACCTGCGCCAGCCCGGCGCGAGGTAGCGGCCTCTTTCATGGTCGCGGATCGCTTGTTGGCTCGCTTGGGGCTCGCGCGTTTCCGCACGCCGCGCTTCACGACGGTCAGGTTAATGTGATCCAGCCACATCAGCTCGCACGCGAACGGCATCCGGCAATTCTTGCGGCCATTGCACTTCGAACAGGCGGCGAGACGATTCAGGGCGTTCGGGCCACCTTGGGCGCGGGGCGTGACGTGATCAGCCGTCACCGCATCGAAGGCGAGCGGCTTGGCGCATAGAAAACAGACCTTCCCCTGCCCCTCCCAAATCCGCCGCATCAGGCGCTTGGTGTCCTTGGCGGCATCTTCGACATCAACCGGCTCCACGGGCTTCTCAGGCTCGCGGACGGCATACCGCACTGGCTGCGGCAGCGCGGCCAGCCGTTCGGCCTTCGCCGCAGCCTCACGCGCCGCCCGGCGCTCGGCGGACATGAGCCGGAACCAGTAGCGGCGGGGGCGGTTGGCCTTCAGCCACTCGGGGGACTCAGTCATCGCGCCTGGAGGTAGGCATCGCGAGCGCGCCAATAGAGCCGGTTAACGCCTCGGAACCCCGCGCGCAGATGCCGCTTCCGTTGATCCATCAGCCGCTCAAACGGCTTCCACCGAATGCGGGCTTGTAGGGAAGGGCGCTTCCACCGACCCATGAGCAGGGGGCATCGCGCCGACCGATAAGGCGTGCGGTACGCCCTCCACGCCTTGCGCCCATCCAAGACCAAGCCGCGCGGCGACTTAGGGCCGCGAAACTTGAACACGTCGTTGCTGTCGAGCCTCATGACGCACCATCGGCCAGCGCGGCGTCGATCATCTCGCGCCACTTCACCCGAGCGAGGTCGTAGGTGTCCTGAACGCTTACGACGCGACTCCACTCGATGGGGCGAACCCCGCCGACTTCGACCATCTGGCTAGTCGGCTCGCGCATGGCCTCGATAGCGGCGCGGGCGAAGACCTCGGAGGGCACGTCCGCCCATCCGGTCATGGGGTGTTCATTGATAAATTCGAGGCCGACACGGTCGATAGCCGCCACCACCCGCTCGATCATCTTGGTCACTGTCTATCGCCTTTCGGGGTGGGGAAGGAGTGGCCCGAGAGCCGGTTGATGGCCGCTATCAGGTTGATGGCCGCTTCATCCGGCGTCAGGTTTGGGTCGGGGACGTAGACCCACTTCCCGTTGGGCTCTGGCGTGAATCTGCCGACGCCGTTGATCACTACGCTGGGGGCGATCTCTGACCCTGAGATGGAGAGGATACCTGGGGCTGAGCGGGTGTGAGTCTCGTCCATCACCCCTCCTCCATCTTGGGTTGGGCAGCAGCGAGCATGGCGGCGTAGACCTCCTTGCCGGTCGCGAGGTCGGGGAAGTTTTCGAGGACGGCGATCATCGCCTCTATCGGCTCGCGTCGCACAACAGCGTATCCAGCGTCATGGATGGCTTGGAGGGCGGCTTGGGCGGCGGCGTCGATAAGCGCCGGGAAGGCCTTAGCGTGGTCATGCTTGAGGCAATCCACACCGACCGAGGCGTAGTAGCTCAGCCCGCGCATACGGTCGCGCGGGTCCAGGCCGACAAGCATCTCGATCTTCGAGTCTCTGATCGCCTCGGCTATCTTGGTCTTGAGGTCTTGGGTCATTGGGGTTCTTCTCCGGCTTGGCAGTGTGTATGGATCGCCTCGATGGCCTCGGTGAGGTACTTTACGCGCTCATCACAATCGAAAATGCCGTCGCCGTTTGGGCTGGCCTCATAGACGGTTTTTCCACCGACATCGGGGGTCGCGGCATAGAACCACCCGTGGCGCAGGCGCAGATATCCCACCCGTTCGCCCTCCCAGAAGACGTCGTATTGCTCTGGGCAGGCGCCGCACGTCAGGCGCAACAGATAGCCGTTGATGCAGCGCTCGGAAACTTGCTCATCGTCCATGTGTATTCTCCGGTTTCAATCCCCAAAGTGTATTCACGCCCCTTGCGGCCCGTCAAGCGTTTCGGTAGGGTATGCACCTTGAAGCCAACCGGAGAGGGAATACGCCGATGACCGAAGACGAAGCCAAGACGAAGTGGTGCCCTTTCGCTCGCGTCGGCCACTCGGCGTCGGGTCTGGGCTCGATGAATCGGATCGTCAACGACGACGCATCAGATGCGGCAAAGGCGGCGACGCTCTGCCAAGCCTCTGCCTGCATGGCGTGGCGCCGCCAGCGATCCGAAATGGATAACGACGGCTACGTCAACGAGGCGCCTCCCGGCTCTGGCTTTTGCGGCCTCGCAGGAGCCCCCCAATGACCCGCGACCCTTACGCGTGGATCGACCCGTGGGCCGAGATCAAGCGCGCCGATGCCTACCAAGAGATCACGGAGGCGGCGTACCGCACCTATGGTGGCTGGGTGGCGCCGACTGATCCGGGGGCATATATCCCCATTTCCGCTCCCACCCCCAACCACTCCGTCCCCATCTGGCTCCTGGCCATCATCATGCTCGGGATCGCGTTCGGGGTGCCGATGATCGTGGGGTGGGTGTGGTGATCTGGCCCATTATAGGCATGGGCGTTCTGTGGATTCTTGGAGCGTGGGGCACCTTCCGCGTCGCCCTGGCCGACCGCCGCAACGAAGATCGCCGGGCGGCTCTCTTTCAGGAAAAGCCCGACCGGGAAATCTCTACCATCGGGTTTGGCTTCGCCGCGTTCGTCCTTGCCGTGGGGCTGTTTCTGACGTTCGGCCCCCTCCTCTTCCTGACCCCCTAGCCAATCCCCCTCCCGCTGAATACACTAGGGGAAATCCAACCGCAGGGAATACAAGTGCCGCAGTTCCGAAAGAAGCCGGTCGTGATCGAGGCGGTCCAGTACACCGAACACGTCGCGCGCATGGGATGGGGCGAAACCGTCCCGGCGTGGCTGGATGAGGCATACGACGAAGGCGCTGTGATTAACGTCTGTGACGGCCGCGAAGAAGACGGCCACGGTTGGAAGAACCCGCGCCTCAAGATCAAGACGCTGGAAGGCGAGCACACTGCGTCGCCAGGCGACTGGATCATCCAAGGCGTGAAGGGCGAACTGTACCCCTGCAAGCCTGACATTTTCGAAGCCACCTACGAGCCCGCCTGATGTCCGACCTTTCCCGCCTCAACCGCGACAAGCCCGTCAAGGCCAAGGGCTTCATCCACCAGCTCGTGGCAGAGACCGCGAAGGGCTGCGCCCGCGAGGTCTATCAGGAGATGGCCCGCGACAACGACTTCTACAAACTCTGGCCTTCCGAGGACGAGTTTGTGCATCGGCGCTGGCACTCCTTCATCCAAGACGCCCGGTCGGCCCTGACGGCGATGCTACAGCCCCACATGATGACCTCCGAGGAGGACAAGGCTGCGATCTACGAGGCCTTGAAGCTGAACGCCGCCGCCAACCCCGCCAAGTCCCCGCACTCCATCCACTGACCCCGGACCCCGACACATGCGAAACCACACCTTCCCGAGCATTCTGAACCGCGCGCATCCGGCCTGGGCGCCCGAGGCCGAAGAGGGCGGGGAAGCTACCGAGACCGCTCCCGAGGCCGCCGCGCCGTCCGACGATGACGATGAGGTCTCTGAGGATGAGCGGGAGATCATCCCCGACGATGACGAAGCCCCCGCCGAGCCCGAAGCCGCCGAGGAACCCGCCGAAGCCGCCGCTGAGGAAGCCGAGGCCGAGGACGAAGAGGAACAGGCGCCCAAGCCCAACCGCGACTGGCGCGAACGACGCCTCGCCAAGAAGACCGCCGAGAACGCCCGGCTGGCCGAAGAACTAGCCGAGGAGCGCAAGCGCCGCACCGCCCTGGAGGAGCTGTACGCCAAGCCCGAAGAGGAGCGCGGCCCCAACGATACGCTTGTCACCAAGGACGAGGCGGTCAAGCTGGCCCGCGAGCAATTGCAGCGCGAGGCCTACTTCGCCAACATCAACAAGGCCGCCGACAACATGTTCGACGCCGGGGCCAAGGCCTACCCCAAGACCTGGGAAGCCCGCGTCTCCGAAGCCGCCGACGTGTTCGGCCAGGAGATCGCCGCCAAGCCCGAGTTCCTTGAAGCCGTCACCGACCTCGACAACGCCGCCGACGTCTACCACGACCTTGCGGGAAACCCCGATGAGATGGAGCGAGTCCTTGGCCTTCCGCCCCACAAGATGGCTCTCGAACTGGCCAAGATTTCGACCCGGCTGGCCAAGCCCGCGCCCGCCCGCGTCTCCAAGGCCCCCGCACCCATCAAGCCCCTGGACCGCGCCGTCGTCGAGGACACCGACCTTGAGAACTGTTCCATGGAGGAGTTCGACCGCCGGATGAGCGCCGCAGAGGCCAAGCGGTACGCCGGACGGGTCTAGCGCCAATGGGCCATGTGTGGGAAATTCCTCCGCATGGCCCGCGCACCCGACACACTGAAGCCGTACCAGCCGACCATTCGGAACCGCATCTCGACGGCGCTGCTTGGGGATGCCAAGGCGTCATCGGTGCGGGGACGGTTCGTCAAGGGCCTCATGGGCGACCTCGAACATCCCCAAGTCGGGACGGCTGAAGAAGCTCGGAAGGCGCTTTCGGCGGCAGGGATTCCGGGGGTGAAGTACCTCGACGCCAACTCTCGCAACGCGGGCGGCTGGCACATCACGCCGCCGAGCGAGACGGTCAGTGGGAAGTGGATGGTCAAGGGGAGTGACTACAATTCCAAAGGGCTGCAATTCGACACCGAGGCCGAAGCCAAGGCTGCGCTGGCGGAAAAGATCGGCGGCCAGACTCGCAACTTCGTGGTCTTTGACGAGAAGCTGATCACCATCCTGAAGAAGTACGGCTGGGTTCCCGGCGCTGCGCTCCCCGCTGCTGCTGTGGCCGAATACACCAAGCAAACCGGCAAACCCCCGCCTACCGTCCCCATGGTTTAGGCGCCACTTGCCGAAATACACCCGCGAGAGTAACTTCACCGCACTCAGCCACGGGGGCGGCTGACGTACTACACCACGCCTCCCGGCCCTTGGCCCGATAGCCATGCTGGGTTCTGCGACCTCCCAAAACGCTGATCTGCCTGTAAGCCCGGTTTCCAGGCCCCGGACAACCTTCACATCAGCAAGCGACCGCGAGCGCGACACCGCGACCGGCGCATAGGGGAAATACCGTGGCGAACTCTCTGCTTACGATCAACATGATCACCCGTCAGGCCGTGCGGCTGTTCCGCAACTCCAACGCCTTCATCCAGAACATCAACAAGCAGTACAGTTCGGAGTTCGGCAAGGACGGCGCCCAGATCGGCACGACCCTCCGCATCCGCCTGCCCAACGACTTCACCGTCACCGATGGCCCGGCCTTCAGCGGCCAGAACACGGCGGAACAGTCCACCACGCTCGCGATCCAGTACCAGCGCCACGTCGATCTCAGCTTCAGCTCGGTGGACATGACCCTGTCGCTGCAAGACTTCAGCGAGCGCATCCTCGAACCGGCCATGAACAACCTGGGCGGCAACGTCGCCTCGACCATCATGGGCATCTCGGAAGGCGGCGTTTCGAACTTCGTCTCCAACGTGGACGGCGGCGGCGCGATCATCTCCCCGACCTCGCAGACGGTCCTGTCGGCTGGGGCGCTGCTCTCCAAGCGTTCGGCCCAGATGATGGACCGCAACCTCGTGGTCGATCCCAACACCATGGCTGGCGTTCTCGGCACCATGCAGGGCCTCTTCAACCCGGTCGCGGACATCTCCAAGCAGTACCGCACGGCGCAAATCTATCGCGCCCTGAACTTCCGCTGGTTCGAAGATCAGACCGTCCTCGTCCACACCACCGGCACCTTCACCGCCGGGACCGTGAACGGCGCCGATCAGACCGGGACCACCCTCGTCACCAACGCCATCACCGGCACCTTCAACCAGGGCGACATCATCACCATCGCCGGGGTGAACGCCGTCAACCGCGTCACCAAGGCGACCGATGGCGTGCTGCAACAGTTCGTGGTCACGGCTGACGTCTCCAACGGCGCCACCTCGATCCCGATCTATCCGGCGATCATCGCTCCGGCCTCCACCGGCCCCAGCGCGGGCGCCGCCGTCCAGTACCAGACCTGCGCCGCCGCCCCGGCCAACGCCGCCGCGATCAGCCTCGTCAACACCGCTGGCGAGACGTACCGCAAGAACATCGCGTATGTTCCGCAGGCGGTTACTATGGCTACCGCAGACTTGAAGCTGCCGGAAGGTGGCCAAGGTCAATGTTCGCGGGCTGTGTTCGATGGTATCTCGATGCGGATCATCAAGGATTACTATCTTCCTGGGACTGATCAGTTCGTCTCCCGAGCTGATTGCCTTTTTGGAGCCCTTTGGGTTCGGCCGGAATGGGCGGTGGCGGTGGGAGCGCCCCTGTAAGTAGCCGATTTTAATCAACTTTCTTAAAGGCCTCGGATAAATCTCCGGGGCCTTTTCTTTATAAATCACATGCTGTAGGTTGATCGGAGTGAAGGGCGCTCGAACGCCGCTTCACCCCTAACCGTGACGAACCTGTTCAGGAGGCCCGTGTGGCTAAATTCAATATCCCCCGCCTTGAAGGCGAAAGCGACCGCGATTTCCGCCGCCGGTATCACCGCGAGTGGGAGAGGCAGACCCGCATAGCCAAGGGGCTCAATGTCCGCAGCAACGAGCCGAAGGGGACGTGCAGCGTCGATGGGTGCGATGTTCTGATCCACAGCAAGGGGATGTGCGCTCGCCATTACCGGGCCAAATGGGGCGAGGCTAGAAAGCATCGCACCGATCTACCCCCAAGCAAGCGCGAACACCCCCTGTATGTGGTTTGGCACGAGCGGAAGTCGAGAGGCGGTCTCTGTGAGGCGTGGTTGGACTTCGACGGGTTCGTGGCTGGGGTCGGAGAGCGTCCGTCGCCGGATCACTACCTTCGCCGCCTTGATCGGACCAAAGACTACGGTCCCGACAATTTTGAATGGAAGCACCACCTGAAGCGCGGCGCTGACGAGAGCGTCAAGGACTTCAACGCGCGGAAATGGCAATCGAGGAAGGTCCAAAACCCCAAGTTCGAACGTCGGCGCCATCTCGTCAGAAAATTCGGCATCTCCAACGAGCAGTACGAAGAGATGCTGGAGGCTCAGAACGACCTATGTGCGATCTGCAAAAAGCCTGAAACCCGCTTCCATGGCCAAACAAAAGAGGTCTGCCTGCTTGCAGTTGATCACGATCACAGCACGGGCCAGGTGCGGGACCTCCTGTGCTGGAGATGCAACACCACCATCGGTCGCGTTGAGGAGTCGGTCGAGCTTCTCCGCTCGATGATTACCTATTTGGAACTCTGGGGCTCTCCCATGAACCCCGGCGTCAACCGCCCACCCCCGATCCTCGCGCCGGGCTCCAATGAGCGCCTCATCGACACAGAGTGGGGGCCGTTGAACCCGATTGACGCGGCGCGGAAGGCTGGGCTTGCCCCACGGACGGTTATCAGTCGCATTCGTTACGGGTGGAAGCCGGAAGACCTCTTGCAACCGCTGCGTCGGCCCGGCTATCGGAAACCCAAGATCGCACCTCCTGAAGACCCAGGAACCGTTCTCTAGCGGGGCCTTCCTCTGACCCCGCTTGCCGCCTTGGCGCGTTCGTTGGATATTATCCCCAACTCAGGAGCGCCCGATGGCCAGCAGCCCGACCGCCAGATTCCGCGAGTACCCCAAGTGGGTCGGCGGCAAGATCGTTCGCAACGCCGCCGAGGAGGCCGAGGCCTTGGGCCCGCGCGCGCCGGTAGCCTTCACGGTCGAGGGCGACAATCTGGCGACGGAGGACGCGGTTCTTGAGGCTCCGGCTGCTGACCCGCTGGACCTTGATGGCGACGGTCGCAAGGGCGGCTCCAAGCGCGGGCGGAAACTACACCGCAAGGGTTGAATACACTTCCGAGCCGTGTATGGTGGAAGGGTGAAGCGGCGGCGTGGATGGACACGCATGACACCGAGGCCGGGCTCGCCATGAGGCGGACGCCAACCCCGCAAGTCCCCAAAGGCCACGGGGAGCCGGTACTCAAGCCCGGCCCGCTTCACACCCTATTGGAGGACGAGAGATGGACGTTCCGATTATCTTCTTGGGCCTAGCGTTTATGGCGGTATCTGTCGGGGTGCTGCGGGTTGCAGTTCTCGACTTCCGGCTGTTTGGCGCGGGGATCGCGTCGATTTCTGGCGTCCTTGCACTCTTCGTTCTCGCGATTGGCGCTTTCCTCACCTTTGGGCAATTCATCTGGCCGCAGGCCTAACCCTTCCCCACCTCCGTTGTCGTGGTGGTGACGACACCTCACCGCCTCCGTCTAGCCCCCCTTTCCCGCGCGCCCCGGTTGCCGCATACTAGGGCTCTCAGAAACTGGAGGCGCCCAACGTGCCGCAACCCGCTCACCCCCTCTACCCGAAGATCGAGTTCCCGACGTGGCAGTTTCGGGAGTTCCCGATGGCCGTGCCGATGAAGAACGGCAAGCCGTCGCTGGACACGCCGTATGACGCCAAGGGCAAGGCCCTCCCGGTGGTCGTGGTGAACACCCAGGAAGAGTACGACGATCTCGTGGGCGGCGCTGAGGTGGTGGCCGAGGAGTCGCGGCTCATGACCGAGGACGACGAGCGCAAGACCCTCTATCAGGACGCCGAGAACTGCGGCGCCGTGATCGACAAGCGGTGGGCCATCGACCGCATCCGCAAGGCCATCGCTGACCACAAGGAACCGCCGCTCTAATGACCTGGGCCGAACTCCTGGCGCTGTCCCTACGGGATTCCGGCATCGTCGGGACCGGCCAGACGGCCATGGCGGAAGACATCAACGACGCCAAGACGCGTGCGAATATGATGATCGGCCAGTGGAACCGCCGCCGCTGGCTGGTCTATCACCTTGTGGACACGTTCTGCACTTGCGACGGGTCGCTGTTCTACGAGGTGGGACCGGGGATGGCGCTGGACGTGGCGCGGCCCGACAAGATCGAGGCGGCCTTCTCGCGCCAGACGGTGCAGACCCAGCCCAACCGGATCGACTACCCGCTGACCATCATCCCGTCGTATGAGGACTACAGCCTCATCGCCTTGAAGCGCCTGAGCGCCGGGCCTGCGCAGTACCTCTTCTACGACAGCGGCTATCCCACGGGGCGTGCATACCCGTACCCGCTGATGAACAGCCAATTCGAGTTGCACATCCTCACCAAGTCGGTTCTGGACAGCATCCCCGCCGATCTCACGGCTGAGATGATGCTTCCCCCGGAGTACCAAGAGGCGGTCTACACCAACCTCATGGTCCGCAACCGCATGGCCTACCAGCTTCCCGCCGACC